GGCCTGCGCAGACTCTGTGCAAGTTGTTCGCGAGAGAGATCCATTGTTGCGGTTCCCTTGGAATCTCTTCAAGTTTCGCTGTGCTAACAGGTACTCCGTTGAAAAAATCTCCGCCGCACGATTCACGGAAAGGACCTTCCCAGAAGGACTTCGACTGATTCACTCGATGCCCGAAAGCCTCGAGAGCGGAACAGAGTGGCATCGCGAGAGCCACCGGGACGATTAGATCATCCCCATAACAGAGTATTTCACCCGTTATGCCTTCCCTTTCAGCCACCACGTGTGCGAGCGTCACGAACAGAATTGTCTCCAATTCGAACGTGAAGCCATTCCCCATGGACGAGAATTTCTCCAGATAGAGGTTCTTCCCACCAAAGGATGTATGCGTGGCTCGTAAATCATCAAGGAGTGTACCCCATCCCCCGAAGGAGAGTAGATACCGGACCAGTTCCCTGGCCCAGCGATCGCTGGCACTTTTGGTGTCCAGTGTCGCGGCTTCACCGTTGAGAGAGCTCTCGCGAGCCCTCCTTCTGTGAAGCTCAGCTCCATGATTAAGATCGATAAGAAGCGTTTTCATGAGACGCCTTCGGAAGATAAACCCTACGCCCAGCTGGTATGCCAGGTTGATAGGTGCTTCCTTGCAACACGAACGGCCAGTCTGGCCGTTCTTGGGGACTACAAAGTAGTCGTTGGCGCGACATGAACGCGGGTAGATTCCCGTTTCATGCCATGCCTTCTCCCACAACGTGCCACCTACGAGGTGGTTTGTTGTGAAGACCCCGTGTTGGTAAAACTCAGGTGTCATGGACAACTTGTCCAATATTGTTGCTTCGTCTCGGCCGTGTGTCGTGGTAGCGCCTGTGGAAAAGCGCGGTTCAATCGACTCAGGAATCCTTCCCATAACGATACGTATTTTTTCCCTCCATTGGACAAGGATGTCCAAGGCGGCCTGCTCCGGTTGTGTCATCTCAGACACAGGTTTCCTTTGCAGGTTACGCACCCTCTGATTAGTTCGCCAGCAATCGCGTTCCGTTTCAAGGAACTTATCAACTGCGGCTAATTCCGTATCCGAACCCGGCAGGGCAGCTTTACGAATAAGGTCGACGCACATTGCGTCGCACCAGTACGTGTGACTGTCCGTGTACCCGGTTGGGTCGATCTCGAGTCGTTGCAACTCGAGCCACATGCCCCTGCTAGCCAGATCACTCACGTGATGGGCCAGAGGGGTGGCCACTCTCTTACACATTGTGTGCA